GGTGCCACCCGACACGTTGAAGCGCAGCCACTTCTCGAAGCTGTAATCCACGCCAGCACCTGGCTTTACCATGGGATTGCTTGTGTCCACGGTTGCGTTGTCGGCGTTTTTGAATCTAATGCTCCCGCTTGTCTTGTCGGTAGTGGTCGGACCCGCGCCGTTCTTTTCTAGGATTTGAACTGTTGCAGCCATTGATTTGCTCCTTTAAGCGTCGGTTTCGATTTGCACGCTAGTAGCGATGTCGCCGGCCTTGTCGCGCAGAATTTCAGTCGTAGTCTTTCTGATCGGCATCGACGTGATAGCGACTTCAGTCTGTGCCGGCATGATCGCCTCTACCTGTACCTCAACATTCGGCGCGGCAACGTTGGTGGTCGGCGAGAAGTTGATAACAGGATCCCGCTGTTCGCGTTCGTGAATCTCGTTGACGATGTTGTTGACCGGCGCCTCAGCGGGCTGCACGGTGATCTCGTTGCGAACTTCCGGCGTCGTCACATTGACCGCACCCTGGTGGACGTGTATCTGCGGCTGGCTGGCGACGGCGGCATCACGGCGCAACTCTGCAGCGCGAACATTTCCGGCGGCTATGGCTTTGGCGGCAAGGACTTCCGGAGCGTCTTCTGCTGCCTGCTTCGGTTCCGGAGTTTCATCAAGCCCAGCCTCCATCATCGCGACGTGTTCGGCGGCGAGTTCGTCAAGGATGTCGTCAAATTCTTCGCCCTGTTCGCTGGCGAGGCGGGTGCGGCTGGTTAATCCGGCTTCCAGCATCTTGAGGTTGCCTTCTGCCTCTTTCAGCGGATCAACCCACGACCAGCGGCGACCCTGGAAGCGTGATGCACTGCGGAATTTCTCAAAGCGATCCGCTGGGATGGCCTTGCCGGATACTGGAAACGTGATATTCCCTGACAGCAGGTTGAGCGCCAGCCAGTCTTCGTATAGCGGCTGCATGAAGCTGGAAATAAGCCAGTCTTGGGCAATCATCCATGTCTCGCGTTCGGCGAGTTCCGCAATCCGCGCCGACGAATAGTTCACGTCGGTCATGTCGCCTGTAAGATTGTGCGCCGCGACATCCATACCTGCGGCAAGCCCTCGCAAGCACGCCTTTAAAAATGATTCAAAATTCTGGTGCGGGTATTCCGGATTCCAGCTATTCAGCGTGTAGCCAGGCGGCAGCTCGAACATTTCTCCGGCTTCGGCCTTGATCTGCGGCAATCCGCCCGAAATACCGTCGGCCAATCCTCCGCCAGGCCCCATGTCTGCGGAATCTTCCGAGCGTTCGAGCGTGGCAATCTTTGAGGCGCCGATCTGCGCAGCAACGACAGCGGATTCCTCGAAGTTGTGGATGATGCTGCCGCGCATGATGATAGCGTGGAACCATGTGATTCCTCTGACCTGCTCGGCGCGGTCGGCGGTGAACAAGTGATAGACTTCTCCGGCCGGCACGCGCTCGGCGCCCGGTCTTCCCGCAGAGTAGCTGTCACCTGGATGACTGGTCTTTATGTGATAGGCAACGGCGCGCAGAGCTGAATCAATCTCGACACCCTGACGAATGACATTTCCGTTGTCCAGGCGCGCATTCAGCCCTTCGTCAAGGCGGTCTGATTCAAGCAACTGCAGCGCCATTCCATAGGGGAGCGATCTGTTCCGGACGACGCGGATGATGGCCTCGCCGTCGCGCGCAACGCCCTTCACTGTGGTGCGCAGCAGGCTGTATAGCGTCTTGTGGCGCCCTGACAGGTCGCAGGTGCGGCCCCATTTGTCCCAATGGCCCTCGATTGTTTCGTTCGCCGCCTTGTCCAGCGTTGTCGGCTTGTTCGGGTCCCGCTGATCGCGCATGGCCCTGACTTGTAGCCTGGGATTCTGGCGCCCAACGATGTTGGTAGCGCACAGAGTCAGAAATCGCTTCCCGTGTTCGTTATTGGCCGCCAAGTGCCTGGCTCTGGCACGCAGCACGGGCAAGGCACCGTCTAGGTCGGCATTGACCGACCCCGACCAGCTTGCCAGCGACGACGTTAGGCGGTTGATCGCCCCGCCAGCGAAGCCGTTGGTTCCGCCATTGCCATAAGTCGCAGCGTATGGGTCGCGCTTGCCGGTCAATGCGCGCCAGGCGGCGCTCATGCGATCAGTGAGTTTCATATTCTGAACTGTATCCTGCGTCCGCCGCCGAGTCCGTTGGCGAGCGCGGCAGCGGCGTCTTCGGCGGCGACTTCGGCCTTATATGTCTGCCGCAACTTCAGCAAGTCGGTGATCGGGATGTACTGCATTTCGCGCCCGGCGATTGCGTAGCGTGCAACGCCCTGATCGCGTGACTCAATCCATGCCTCGATTGCCGCCAGCGTCTTGCGCGCATGGCTGCGGTCATCAAGCGCCGTCGTGGCTGTGCCAATCCGATAGTCTGGATTGATGACGGCGACGCCTGTGTCAACGGTGTATTTCTCGCTGGTGCCGCCTTCGACCCAGGCGATCCAACTATATGTGCCAGCGGCGTAAGCAGAACTTGTCGCGGCGGTTACGGTAATGGAATACTCGTCTCCGGTTTCGTCTGCGGTGATTTCAAAGCCAGCCGTCGGCGACTTGAAGCGGTACTTTAAATTCCACGAGCTTGCCGGATAGTCTGGCAAGGACTTGGTCCACTTCCATGTATCTCCGGCGCGCAGCGTGGTCGGTTCAATGTCGGGAATGTCTACGGCCACGGTGTCCTCGCGAGTTGTGCGGGCGAGGATGCCGGATTCGGCCGACGCGGTTAAGGCAAAAAGTGGCGTCTAGCCCTTTGGCAAGAGCAACAAATAACCCTGGTCCCTGATTATTGTATGGGCGGTGTGCGTTTCGCTGAAAAGGTATCGTATCCAGTCGGCGCCGTTTTCGGTGGGTTCTCCCGGCGCGCCTTCCGGCAGCGGTCCGTCTTCCCAATCCCCTGTCTCGTAAATTCGCAGATCGTCGATTATTATAACGTCGAGGCCGGCGCGGTTCCTGCGGATCTGTTCCAGTTCCCTGCCTAGCGGCAGGCGGACAGTTTCCGGCATGGCGTCGCCGTAGTCTTTCAGGCCAAATCCGGCGCCTGGATAGTGCGCGTCAAGCCAGAACAGCGCAGGCGGCAAATCCAGCTTTGAAGCCATCTGCATGAACAAGCCGGAGTCTGCTCTGACGATCATCACGCGCGGGTCTTCGTTGAAGCGGCAGCAGGCTCCAGCGGCGAGCAGAGGCTCGATCTCGCAGGACATCAAGTGCAGGAATTCCGGACTCGCCGCAGCATAGGCCAGCGAGTCTCCGCGCGCCGTTCCGGTTTCGACAAATGTCTGCAAATTGTTTTTCTCGATAAATTCGTCGAGTCGAAAACGCATAAGGCTTCCCATGTCTATCTCCCGTTTTTAAGGCGGCTGATCGTGCGCACCGGAATCCCTGTGGCGCGGCTCATATCCCGCTGTGTCATCGTATCGGTCGCGGTGCCGAGCGCGTACAGGCGCATCTGTCCGGCGAGCTTCGGCAACTTTGGGATGTATTGCCGCTCGCCTCCATGAAGGTGATGAAATTCGAAAGACACTTCGCGGACAACCGGGTCCGGCAATTCAACACCATGCCGGCGCAGCATGGCGATTATTTCATGGATCATGATTGATTCCTCTCAATGATTGAACATCCCGGCCCGACCGACTCTGCCGAGCCTGCGAATTGCCGGCCCTGTCGGCGTGGCCTCTTTCCCTGCCACGATGGCAGCACGCGCGCGCAAGTCGATGCCGGAGAGGCGTAAAGCGGCCAATGCGTACTTCCAGCAGTCCAGAGCCTCGTTGCGCGGGCGGATTTGCTGCCACTCGGCATAGGGGCGAGTGCCGCGCATTTTGGTGACGAGCTTTTCGGCGGTTAGCTGCGCGAAATACTCGTCATCGAAGCTGGCGTCGTTCGGAAAATGGATATATGCCGGGCCGGGCGCGGTGATCTTGAGGCGCGAATAGATCAGCGCTTTAGCCTGATCGTCTCCGACGAGGTGCACCATGATTCCCTTTTTTCGCTGGCGTCGCAGACGCATGCGGCGCGTTTTTTCGTCTTCGACAAGCGGCACGCCTGGCCCTGCCCTGCCCTTGACGGCTAACGCCCATCGCCGTTTTTCAACGTAGGCGTAGACCATGCTGGTGTTGTATCCGGAGTCAATTGCCACAGCCTGAGGCCCCCAGTGTTGCAGTTCATCATCGAGCATTTGCCAGACTGCCGGCTGTGCGGTGTCGCCTGGCAGGATGCGGTGTTCAAGCGTCCATGCTTCTTCACCAACACCCCAGTCAACCACTGTGCACTCCAGCCGATCTTTTTGCACGTCAACGCCAGCGGTGCGCACGAGTTGGCGCGGCAGTTCCTCGTAGTCCTCCAGCCGCGTCAGCAGTCCCGTCGGGTCGACTTGGTCGCCATGCTCTTCCCAACATTCGCCCAAATGCGTGTTGACGAAGGTGCGCAGAGTGCCGGGAGACTTGACTGCGGACTGCCATTCCTCGACAAGAT